GGAAGCCCGTGACAAGGGGTGCATTGACCTATCCGTGGCTTGTTCCTGCTTTGGCTTCATCCTGCCTCCAGTAGACAGCCAGACCCCTGCAACGGCGTCCCAGAAGGCTGAACTGGAGAGGTTCAAAGTGTACGCTGGGGGTGAAGTGACCACGGAGCAGGCTTCTTGGATGCTTTCCCGCCTGTACTTCCGCCAGCGGTGCGGCTTGGCAACCCCCAAGCAAGTTCGCAAATTAGTCCAATTTGGATTCAAGAACGCTGAACGCATGACCTTTGAACAGGCTGGACACTCCATCAGCAACGACTGGCGTATGACTTCCCGATGAACGACATGACCCCCGAAGAACTCGCCGAAGTAATCGCTCGGTACCGCTACCAAGCAAAAATGGACAAAGACCGCATCGACATGCTGGAGGGAACCATCGCCCGCCTGTATGTGATGATCACGGAACTTGAGAAAAAAAACAATGCGTAACCCTCCCCTTCGCCTTATCGAGTACGTCCACAAGATGCCGCGCCGTTGCCGCGCTTTGATTGTCATCATTGACGGCGGCAGGGTTGAGAACCCGGAGTTCGTGGCCTACACCAAGGACGAGTTCTCCGCCGAGATGTCCAAGTGGAAGCGGACTGTCTTGCCGACCCTCAAGCGTTCCCACGTCGAGTTCTGGGAACTCCACAACGGCGAACTTACCAACGTCAACCTTCTCAACCGATGAGCCTACCATACGAAAACAAGATGGCGTACAACGCCCTCAAAATCCTACGGCATAAGTTTTCCGTGGGAATCAGCAAGAACACCTACATCTCTTTCTCTCCAAAGGAAGCGGTGAAGATACTGTCCATGATTGACCGACGCATCCCGCGCCCCAAGGGTTACCACGCACCTGCCTACGAGGAAGAAATCCTTTCTAAACTCCGTGGCTAACATCGTCCGCAACTGGAAGCGCTTTGTCGCCGTAGGTTGCTCCCACGGCACCTATGGTGACCCCAAGGCGCTGGCGGCGGTGGAACGATTCGTGAAGGGCTACAAGCCCACCGAAGTCATCCACCTTGGTGACTTCACGGACATGTCGGCTTTCATGGGCGGTTCCAACGGCGAAGGTGACCCCATTAAGCCGGACTTGCTGGGGGGGATTGAGTTCCTCCAACGCATTAAGGCGACCCGAATCCTCTGCGGCAACCATGAGGCGCGCTTGTGGCGTGATCGCCAGAGCCACAACCAACTGCGCGCTATGGCGGCGGAGACGACCATTGAGGCTATTGAAGCCACCGCGCTCAAGTTACATGCCCAACTGTACCCCTACACCGGGATATGGCAGGCTGTACCCTTGGGAAACTTTGTGTTTACCCACGGGACAATCTACAACGAGAACTCGGCGCGCGACATGGCGGAGATATACGGTAACGTCATCTTTGCTCACACCCACAAGGCGAGCATCCAAGCCGCGCGGACGTTCCGGCAGGCTATTGGTATCTCGGTGGGTACGCTGACCCGCAGGGGCGCCATGGACTACGCCAATACGCGCCGCTCGACGCTGGCATGGTCGCAGGGGTTTACCTACGGCGAGTACTGCGAAACCGAACTGCACCCCAAACTTCACATCCATGACGGGGGGGATAAATGGAAACTTCCGCTGTAAAGGCCCAGCGGTTGCTGGAGGAAGTCTACCGCCAACGCAAGGGCGCGGTGGACAAGATACCCCCCGGCTACATGACCGTTGCCCAGTACGCCAAAATCTGGAAGATGGGACGGACGAACACGGAGATCATTATCAAGGAAGCCGTGAAGAATAAACTGGTTAAGATGGTTCGCTTGCGGCAGGTGGTTGGAAATCGTCTGTCGAGGTTGAACTTTTACGGTTGACGGCATGGCGTGGCGTGGCAACGTAAGCGCGCCACCATGAATAAAATAATCCTATCAGATGCCTTCGACGGCATTTCTGGTCTGGATGACAAGTCCATCGACTTGTGCATACTTGACCCTAACTACCAAGACTGGTCTGTGTTTATTAAGCGCGGGCTAATTGAACTTGTCATGTCAAAGATGAAGGACGAAGGGAATGTATTGGCTTTCACCAGACAGCCGTTTGATTATGACTTGCGCGTCAAGATAAACCCCTTGCATCGCAGGACGTTCATCTGGTCTTTTACCAATGGTGGCGCTTGGGTAAGCAAGACGTTGCCGCTTGTGTCCTTCCAGAGCATATTCTGGTTCTCGAAATCCAAAAAGCCTTACGTCAACGTAAGGACTGGCGTTTCATACTCAAGCAACACCAAGTCATTTAAGCGAAGCAACAAGGTGTTTGGTGACTGGAACGAGGAAGGCAGGGATTTCGCGCCGTCAAATGAAGGCACATGGATTCGTGATCATTATCATTTTAACAAGCCGCATACGGGAAAGATTCCATCGAAGCCCGCCGAACTTGCGCGCATCTTCGTCAACTGTTTCTGTCCGGCAGAAGGAATACTTCTTGACCCGTTTGCTGGCTCTGGCACCTTCTGTAGAGCCGCATCTTTTGCAGGAAGAAACTACATCGCTTTTGAAAACAACAAAGAACTTATCTGATGAAATACTTATCCGTTTGCAGCGGCATTGAGGCCGCATCTGTTGCTTGGAAACCGCTTGGCTGGGAAGCCGTAGCGTTCTCCGAGATTGAGCCGTTCCAGAGCGCGGTTCTTAAACACCATTTTCCACACATCCCTAACTATGGCGACCTCACACAATACGAACAATGGCCAATCGAAGCAGGTTCAGCAGACCTTCTTGTTGGCGGAACCCCCTGCCAGTCTTTCTCAATACTGGGCGACAGAGGAGGCATGGATGACCTGCGTGGTCAACTCGCCTTTGCCTTTGGAGGACTTGCTGGCAAACTCAAACCTCGATGGATTGTGTGGGAGAACGTGGTTGGAGTCCTATCCAGCAACGACGGACTCGACTTCCTTGCCTTCCAAGATTCGCTGGTCAAATTGGGGTATAGCCTCGCCTACCGGGTTCTCGACTCATCCGGCTTTGGAACTTCCCAGAAACGCCGTCGTGTCTTTGTTGTCGGACATCTTGGAACCGACTGGCGTCGTCCAACAGCGGTGCTACTTGAGCGCGGAAGCCTGTTTGGAAATCCTGCAACGCGCGGAGGCGAGGGAGAAGGAGATGCCGTCATTGCTACGGTCGGCGCTGGAGAAGGTGGCGCGGCAGTCTCGTTCCAACCCGGAAACTTGAGACGCAAAGCAGGGGCTGGCCCGTCAACCACCCATTTCCCGACGCTGTTAAGCAACAGCGGCGATCAATGTCCGCACATTGCCACAGACAAGTTTATCCGTTCTTTGACGAGCAGGGAATGGGAGCGCCTGCAAGGCTTCCCTGATGACTGGACTAACGTGACATGGAAGGGCAAGGAGCCTTCCTTCAGCCTACGTCAACAAGCATTGGGCAACAGCATGTGTGTACCCGTCATGGCTTGGATTGGCAAACGCATCAATTACGTCGATGGCATCTAAATACGCCCCCCACGCGCTCCGCATTGAGCCAGCCGAGGAGTACGATAACGCAATCGTAGGCACGTCGAAGGACGGGCTTATTGTGTATTCTTACCAACGTATAATCCAGATACTTACCGACTACCACAAGATGGACGAGGATGAGGCTCTTGATTGGGCTGACTACAACATCTTTGGTTCGCTTAACCCGGACAAGCCAGAGTTCAAGGTGTCGTATGCTATGAAGTATAAATGGAAATCGACTTTCACCTTTCGTAAGGTACTCAAGAAGTTCAAGAGCCAATGACCATCACTGATCGCATCTCTGGCGCGCGCGCCTATCTCAACAAGTTGCCTTCCGCTATTAGCGGCCAAGGTGGGCATCCGGCTACCTACCGCGCCGCCAGCATCCTTGCCAACGGCTTTGACCTTGGCTACGATGACGCATGGTCGCTTCTCAACGAATGGAACACTTCCCATTGTTCGCCGCCTTGGTCGGAGAAAGACCTTCGCCACAAGTTAAACGACGCCTACGTCAAGACGCATGAGCGTCCCAAGGGCTGGTTGGCCAAGGGTCGTGAGCGTAAGGTGGGCGCCAATGGACGCTTCATCTTCGACCCCAAGGTCGTTGCCGAGTCCGTGGACGCGCAGACACCTTACTCGACCGCCGATGTCCTGCTTAATTGTTTCAAGGACGACGACGTGGTCTGTATCACCAATGAGGCTGGGCAAACAGAGGACGGTAAGTGGTTCCCAGCATCCAAGGGCATCTTCCTTACGCGCGCGGAGTGGTTGACCAAGTTCTTCGGCCCAGACGCCCCCCGCAAGGAATACTTTAAGGCGACGGAGCAGGGTGCATGGATTCGTATCAACCCGTTCACCAAGGGTGATCTCACCGGGACGGATGTGGCGGTATCGACATATCGGCATGTACTTGTCGAGTTTGACCGTAAGAATCGAGATGAGCAGGTTGCCATTTTCCAGCAGTCGAACCTCCCCATCAGCCTGCTGGTCGAGTCTGGCGGCAAGTCTGTTCACGCTTGGGTCAAGGTAGACGCCGTGGACAAAGCCCAATGGGAGGAGCGCCGCAACGCCATCTACGAGTACCTTACTGACCATGAGCCAGACCCGCAGAACAAGAACCCTTCGCGCTGGAGCCGCCTAGGGGGTGTCCTGCGTGGAGAGAAGGAGCAGAAGATTGTGGCGTTCAATGTGGGCGCAGAGGATTGGGATGCCTTCATCGCTTGGCGCGATGGACAGGACTTCCCCGACGAAGTGGACTTTGCCACGCTGGAGAACTTTGACCTATCTAACGATCTGAACACTTTGGTGGGGCATGGACGCTGGCTTCAGAAGTCTGGCACCTTGCTTATCACCGCGCAGTCCGGCATCGGCAAGTCGTCCTTCACGGAGCAAATGATGATGTCATGGGGTTGCGGTCGGGAACTGTTTGGCATCCCGCCGCGCCGCCCCCTACGCATGGGCTTGTTCCAGTCAGAAGGGGACATCGGCGACATGGCGGAATCTTTCCAAGGCATCTTTTCGTCCATGCGGCTAACTGCCGCAGAGAAGGAACTGTGCGTGTCGAACCTCAAGTTCTTTATCGAGTCATCCAAGATGGGCAAGGAGTTCATCGACCTAGTCCGTAAGGTTATCGTCCGGCACAAGTTAGATGTGGTCATCATCGACCCCATCACGGCGTTTGTCGGTGACGACATCAACGAGGGCAAGGCGGTCAACCATTGGTGCCGCGCTTTGCTCGACCCGATGCTCAAGGAGACGGGTTGCGCGGCGATCCTCGTCCACCACGAAGGCAAGCCCAAGGCGAAGGAAGTGACGGACGGGCAGACCTTCTCTGACTTAATGTACAGCGGTACGGGTTCCAGCCACCTTGTGAACTATGTGCGCGCCGTCCTTAACATCCGCCGTGAGTCCAAGGACAAGCCCATCTTCTCGTTTAACCTTACGAAGCGCGGTGAAAAGGCTGGGATGCGTACGCTGGACGGTAAGCCTACGCTGACCTTGAAGTTAAAGCATGCCGATGACCGGGTGTATTGGGAGATGGCACCAATGGCGATGGGCTTCCAGTTGCTCAAGGTAGGGGAGCAGTACGCGCACTTCTCCACAAAGCCTAGCATCAGCCGCAAGGCTTTGCTGGAGGAACTGACGGGTGAGCATGGACTCCAGCAAGACCAAGCGGAGGCTCTAGTAAAGGCGATGATCACCAACGGCATCATCAAGCCTGTGAAGGTGGGCGCCGCCCTGTTCTACCAAGGCACGAAGGCTTAAACGTCCTTCTGCTTCCAGAGTCTCAAGCCTACCGCCAAGCCGCACCCCGCGCATCCGACCGCCAAGGCAAGGCCAAGATCACGGCAAGCCTTGAGCGCGAGGGTGGCGGAGGATAGGTTCTTCTCAAGGTTCTTGTCGTCCGATTTAGTACCAGCGTCGGTGATGAGCAAGACCATGGCGTTGGTGTCTTGGAAACTGTCCAAGACGAACCCACAGATGTAGGCTGTGGCGCAGGCGGCTACGGCAGAAAAAGCCACCAAGCCTACCACCGCAATAAGAAGGTTGGTATCAACGCTTCTTACGTTTGGGTTTTGCTTTGTCATTGGAACCTCCCTTCACCTTGGAGAGTTCGGATTCACCGCGCTTCTTGACGTAAGCGAGAAGGAAATCTAGGCACTCCGGCGCGGAATAACCCACACCACCGATTACC